TAATGTTCTATACCCCGCTATTGAGTTAGTAATTTCTAGTGGTAAATCAGTCCGATTAGTGAGAGGATATTAACATGGGAATGTTTTCGGATATTGATTATTCTTTGATTGTTTTGCAATTAGAGAAGGCAATGGCTAATGGTGTGGCTACCTTAGATTCAAATACCAAGGTTCCTAAAGCTCAGATTAGTTTAACCGCTTCTGATGTTGGTGCGATCGCGTCTACTGGCAACGAAGTTTTAACAAGTTTAAACGCCGCGTCTGGCACAATTTCATCTGGGCTTTTACCGTCTTATGTTGATGATGTCCTGAGTTATACAAACCTTGCCGGGTTCCCAGGTACGGGTGAAACTGGAAAGATTTACGTTGCAGAAGATTCCAATAAAGTTTACCGATGGTCGGGTTCTGTTTATGTTGAGATATCGAGTTCTGCTACTGCGGGAGAGGCTTTAAAACTAACCACGCCACGGACAATTGCAACAACGGGGGATGCTAGTTATTCAGTATCTTTTGATGGTTCAGCTAATGTTTCGGCCGAAATAGCATTAACAAATAGTGGTGTGGTAGCGGGAACTTACAATGCACTGGCGACTCAAGTTATGCCCTTTACTGTTGACTCAAAGGGGCGAATCACAAATATAGAAACGGCCGTTGATATCACTCCGCCATGGTCTGCTGTCACGGGAAAACCTACAGGAATTTTAGTGTCGGATGCGACAGGAATTAGTGGAGCATCTACTATCACTAATGTTGTTCAAATTTCAAGAGCTAATTACAATCTCTTAACACCGTCCTCTACTGTCCTTTATCTAATAATTGAATAACATGGCTATAGATGCAGGAACAAGCAATATCAAGGCTTTAAGAGTTGGCTCAACTGTTATTAGTCGAGCTTTTTTAGGGAATCAGAAAATCTATGACCAATTAGATTATCCAACCCTTGACTTAAACTTTGCGTTAACTAAAACTTTAGACCCCCGCGTCACGTTCACGCGGGCATCAACGGCTACGTACTTCGACTCGGCAGGTGTGCTGCGGAGCGCAGCCATTAACGAACCGCGCTTTGATTACAACCCCGCCACGCTGGTTGCGCAGGGGCTGTTGATCGAAGATCAGCGGACGAACTTGTTGTTGCAGTCGGAGGACTTAAGCACGACTTGGGCTGCGACCGGCTCGACTGTTAGCACCAACGCGACAACAGCCCCAAGCGGAGCGGCAACCGCAGATAAATTAATTGCTAATTCGGCAATTTCAGTAAGTCCGACATCAGTTGCGGCATTTGTTAGGCAAAACATTACCAAGGCGGCTTCAGCCACTACTTATACTTTCAGCGTTTTTGCAAAGGCTGGTGAATTTAATGCAATACGAATTCTTGCAGCAGATAACGCAACATCTGCCAACAATGCCGCTGTTTCTGCGCTGCTTACAAACGGAACGGTTTTAACAGCGGCTGCTGCTGCTGGAACTTTTACTAATGCAAGCGTAGCCATTACAAATGTTGGTAATGGTTGGTATCGCGTTGCTTTGACTTTTACAAGTTCTACAGAAACGGCAATTAGATTTATTTATGCGGTAAACAATTCATCACCGACACAGGGTGACGCAAGCAAAGGCATTTTCATCTGGGGCGCTCAACTCGAAGTCGGAGCCTTCCCCACCAGCTACATCCCCACCACCACCACAGCCCTGACCCGTGCGGCAGACGTAGCGGTGATGACAGGCACGAACTTCTCTAGCTGGTATAATGCCAGCGAAGGGACGGTTGTTGCACAATCGAGCAACTTCTCAAAGGCTAACTTCCCAGTTGTCGCTTCAATAAATGACAACACTATAAATAACCGTATTAATACTATTTCCAGCACAACTACCACTAACCGTTTAGCCGTTGCTACTGGCAGCGTTACGCAAGCAGAGTTCGCATTCAGCAATTATGTAACTGGCACAATCGTTAATCATGCCTTTGCAATAAAAGCCAACGATTTTGCGGGTAGCGTAAACGGGGCCACTGTGCAGACAGATACTAGCGGAACTATGCCAACTGTTACGCAACTGCAATTAGGCGCACAAGAGGGTGGATTATTCAGCCTCAACGGCCACATCCGCCGCATCACTTATTTCAACAGACGATTAGCAAATTCTGAATTACAATTACTATCATCATAAAATCATGGATGGATATATTGATTTATATTTAAGATTCGATTCGGAATCTCAAGCCAATTCTGTTTTGTTTTCAACTGAAATAACTGAGGGTGAGATTGGAAAAACCTCCAGATATACAGCAATTGATATAGTGGGGATTATTTACAAACCATCAGGAAACTTGATTCAATCAGAAGAAGGTGCGATTTCTGAAATGTTGCCTTTAGATGGTTGGCACGTTAATATTAGAGTTACACCAAATGAAGATATTGGTGAATTAGAGCCTTACAGGATATCAGAACCAAAAGCACCAACAAGAGTATGGCTGTAAATTTCCAATCTCAAACGACCCGAAATCAACCCCAGTCCAATGATATCTGTAATGTCCATTTTTTCGCTCCCTTTCAACCAGTCCGGTTATGCTTTCCTGCTTTTCTTTGCAGGACTGATTTCTATTATTAATGGATTTTCCTTGATATTTGATAACCGAAAGTTGAATCAATACTTGTCATCTACTCTGTTGATAAATAACGGATTGATGTTATTGTTTGACAGCTTTAACAAGATAGGTTATGACAAGTTTGATAATATGAAAATATCAACTTTAATAATTCAAATTATTATAAGTTTTTTATCGCTATTCCTTGTATTGGGGCATCACTATGAACGTAGCAAAAAACTCAAAGAGCGAAAAAAAGAGGGTGAGTCTTACGATTTTAGAAAGAGGGGGTAAATATTGCAATATGCCACGCCCTGTTTTTAGAATTAAATATATAGTTCAGGCATTATTTTTTAATCATCATTTCCTGGTGATGATTCTGGTCGGATTGTTTGGAATGATTTTTACCCCATTAGAAACATCTATTGGATGGATAAATGAGAGTATTGATTTTTTAAACGCTATCACCCTTGGGGTGGGGATTGGCGGGATAATTTGTTGGTGTTTCGTCTACAAGTTCAAGAAAGAGTTTAGTAGTGAAATTAGCTCCTCTGTTTGGACTGCTTGCTATATTCTTTTAAATATCTGCCACATCCTTTCAGTATTGTTTATAGTAGTTTTCTTTTTGTCTGTAGGAATCAAGCAAAATGGCAGTATATCTTCCTTAGCTTGCGGGGTGTTTTCTTCAATGCTTGCAGAGATTATGTTATCAATTAAATATGCCTACAAAAGTTAATTACCCTCGTAATCAAAATGTTGATGTCTTTTTTTCATGTTATTCTCCAATCAAATACAACAACAGCTACTACAGACCAAACGATTCAATCAGTATTTGGTTTGATTACCGTTCTGTTGGGTGGTAGTAGTGTAATTGGTATTGCTATCAATAGAATTTTTGATACCAAAAACATCAAGGTTATAGTTGAATTACAAAGTGAAATTAAAAGCCTTCAGAGGGAGGCTAATTATAGGGAGAATGATTTAAACAGGCTTGAGGTTGAAAACAACGAACTCAGGGAAAAGATAGCCGCGCTACAGGAGAAAACTAACTCTAATTTTTCTGAACAATTAGTAAATATTCAAGAAAAATATCAACACTTAGCTTCAGAACATCAAAAAGCTATTGCAATAATAAAGAAGTTAAAAGGGGTATCTACCAATGCAAGTAATTCAAACACTAACGACGGCAATCAAACCTGAGACAATCTCTTGCCCGGGAGGGCATTAGATTGTATTTAATGCAACACCAACACAACCCAGTCCCTTTTTATTATGAATAATTCAACTAAAATTAAACTGATTGCATTGGATCGTGAAGTTACCGTATCCGAGGAAACTTTCACGATTAAGGAATTGAAAGTTAAGTATCCTAAACAATGGCTACAATCTCGTAATGATTATCCTGTTTTTATTAATTCGTGTATGGACAAATGGATATCAGAACAGGTAAAATTACAGGTAGAATTACAGGTAGAATTGAAGTGGAATGTTGTTACTTTTGAGGTGGGATGATGGATACGGAAGCATTAAAAAATTTAATAACCGAGTACGAGAATGCTACGGATTCAGGGTACAAGATGAGATTAGCTAATCAGATGAACGACATTATTAAAAAAGATATCTGGGAACTTCAAGGGAAAATTAGAGAGGAAATGATGTTGCGAATGCAAACAAAAACAGAACAATTAAATAATTTAATATCCCAAACAACGGGAGAAAATACCCAATATGGTTATTGGTATGTTGAGTTCAGAGGTCGGTCTGGGTGGTGGGCGGTTTCTGATATCCCTGTTAGTTTTGGAGAGAATGGAACATACCTCGGTAAGTCTTATATTGATGCTGTCAGGTCAATTAAAGATTTATTTCCAGAAAGAAAACCTTTGAATAGGGTGCTATAATAATAATGCACACTGATTAAAATTGGACAACACACCCGATGATTTATTAATTGTTGGGTTATTTTTATTGGTGAAGATATTGGGTTTGTATTATAATATAAATAGGCAACCCGCCAAAAGTTTTTGGCTTTTGAACGGGTCTAACCACAACTTACTTATACGGAGTAAACAATGGCTATTCTTGACATTACCACACAGAATGACACCTTAGTTGTCGATTCCCGATTGATTGCTGATGAACTGGGGATTCAACATAAGAACTTACTGCAAACAATCACAAAGTATTTAGACCGATTAGAACGAAAAACACCAGTCGCGTTTAAAACGGACGTGGTGAGACGCCCGCAGGGTGGGGCTTACGAAGTCTCTTACTGTTTCTTGAATGAAGCACAAGCAACACTTTTGATGACGTTTTCCCGAAACAGTGATCAGGTTTTGGATTGCAAAGAACGGTTAGTTGAGGCTTTCTCCCTTGCTAAGAATAACCACGTTCAGACCCCGCTTGCGTTACCACAAACCTATGCTCAGGCTTTGCTAGAGGCTGGACGATTGGCGTTAGAGGTAGAAAAGTTAGAGGCCGAGAAAGCACTGCTTGAGGAAGAAAACAATCAACTGTCCGAGGCTTTGGATGAACTTTTTGATTATTCGTCAATCATCAGGGTTGCCAAGTTCAATAAAGTTCATGAGTCTAACTTCAGTTGGCGACCTCTCAAAGCGATGAGTATTAAGATGGGGATAGAGATTAAACAAGTTCCCGACGCCCGGTACATGACGAAAAATATTTATAGTCACGATGTTTGGCGGATCGTTTATCCGTGGGTGAAGTTGCCAGAGACTACGACGTTAACGATTATCAGATAATCAAAAAAAGAACCCTCTAAATATTTAGAGGGTTGATTTTAAAATAATTTATTACAATCCTTGCATTTCATTCGGCGGCGACCGTGTTCGGTGTAACCATATCTAACCAGCCTATGACTACCACACCGGGGGCAACCGTCGCCAATCAGGGCTTTTGCAAAAAAAGACAGCCTAACACCTCTGATGGGTTATTGGCATTTCTGACTAGCGCACCCGGAGCCAGGCAATCAGCCCGGTTCACTTTAACGGCGGCTGCTGCTACCAGTCCCGACACTACATAATAAACATCGGGAGACGCAGGGGGGAGTCCCTCAATCTCGCCATATTGAACGCTTTGGACTGGAATACCTAAAATGGGTTCGGCTTCGGTATTCCCCATCGCCACGCGGGGGATGATTCCCGATGGTGGCAGGGTGTGGAGGATCTCAACAGCCGAAGCTGTGAATTGCTTAGTCTTTGCATCTTGGACAACCCCTTGGTTGCTACAGATAACGATTTGATGGGGTGTAGCGTTAATGATTTCCATTTGATTTTTCCTTAGAATAATGTGTCAATGCGACTGCAAGCGCAGTCATAGGCTGTGGCTTCTGTGGGGTAATCGTAGCCACTTGAAAAGATGATTACCCCGTCTTGGTAGATAAACCAGGCGTACTTCCCTGATTTATCTTTAATCTCGACTTCGTAGCCGAAATAATGGGTCATATCAGGTCACACTTTCCTACCATTTTGTTTCCGCAAGGGAAGTCCGCGCAAACGGACTGGTAGGTGGGGTTTTTCGTCCCGAAAGCCTTTGTGACAATTCCCTGTCCATATACAGGGTGAATCACGCTGTCACCGACCTTTAACAGCCCTTCAACGGGTTTATCTAAATTGTCAAGGTATTCTTTGACAACCTTGATTGCCTCTCCATAAAAATGCTCCCGTTGGTCTGTGTAGACCTTTTCGGTTTTTTCCGATGGCAAGTCTAAGACCGCCAAATCGGTCACAGAATATTCTGTGGTTTCTCCATAGCCCGTTTCGTAGGCAATGGTTGTGGCACTAGGAAATTTAGGCTTCCCTTCCACAGCTTCCCCGAATTGATTTACGGCAACCAAAGCCATATAGGTGACTGTCACCTGATATTCGTCAGCCACAAAATGAGCTTTGGGGCCAGAAACTTCGCCCCATTGAGAATTACCGCCCCGCATCCCATCGGGGGACTCTTTACGACGGGCGGGAGACTGTGTTTTTTGATAACTCCCTTGGAGTTTTTGACAGGTAACAGTCTCCTGTTTTTCTTCCTGGGTGACAACCCATTCCAGTTTTGTCACCTTAACGGAGTTCGGTAACGGGATGACGTTACCAATGGAGTCACCATTATCTTTCCAGATGTTCCCTCTATCATCAACGTAATACCCCTTTGTAGGGAGTTTTAGGGCATCACGCCCCAAGTTATTATTCCACTTCCATTCGGGGGTTTTAGTTGCGGTTTTAGTTGTGGTTGTCATTGCTTTTCCTCTCTGTTGTGTTTTAATTTTTAGCTGTAGCATTTCAGGACGTAATCAATCGCCATGTTGTCTGACGTGGTGAGGCGGTAGGATTGCGACCCTTTCCAGGTCTTTAATCCATCAATAGCTCGTTTTAGATCGCCACCGTCATCAACCCAATTAAAGAAATTTGTTAACCGAGCTTCTGTCCAGGGTGATGTTTTGTAAAAAGCTAAGTTGCGATCGCAGTAATAAGTTTTAACTGCTTTTGTTTTGGTCGTTTTTGCTTTGGTGGTTGTCATGGCGTTTGCTCCTGTCTCCTGTCTACATTTCTAATACTACACAAAATATCAACAGGTGTCAACAGGTAAAGCAAACTATTTTAGATTTTGTATCAGGGGGATACAAAACGATTGTTTTTTTGATATAATATATATAGAATCAATTTTCTATAGTATTGCAATGTCCAGAAGTAATATAGTCCATAATCAACTAATCAAAAGAGGAAACAATGGAACCTGTACAATTAACGATGGAGCAACAATTCAAACTCGCAATAATCAGGCAAAATGTTGACAGCCTAACCTTGGAACAAGCCAAGGAACACATTATCGAATTAGTCATACAGAGTATGATTAAGGATGATTTAATTAAAAATTGGATGAGGATGAAATGAGTAGATTAATTGTATTTGAAGGCATTGACCGCAGTGGGAAAACCACTCAGATGTCCAGATTGAAAGAATACTTAGAAGCAACAACTAGCTTGGCTGTGTGGAGTACGAGAGAACCTTATGGGGATGAGTGTAGGAATAAGATTAAAACCGTCTCCATGAGTCCCCAGGAACAGCTAGATTTGATTCTTGAGGATCGGCGACGGCACTGCGATGTGATTCGGGAAAAGATGGGAGAATTTGATATTGTTTTATGCGATCGCTTCACCCCCTCCACACTCGCCTATCAAGGTTACGGCCACGGGATTGACCCTAATATCCTTATCAAAGCGAATGAAGCCGTCACGGGGGGACTAACACCCGATATGGTGATTATTTTTGACTTACCAATTCGGGCGGCTGTGGCGAGATTAGAGAATAGACCCCTTGATGCAATTGAAAGAAATATCTTGTTTTTGGAGAGGGTGAGGTGGGGATATTTGGACATTGCCAAAAGATACAAATACCACCTTATTAATTCCAATCAGTCATCTGAGTTGGTGTTTAGCAAGGTGGTAAATCAGGTGTTACGGGCTCTGGAAATTGAGAGTTTAGTTAAGGTATAAATAAAGCAGGGTATTTTGCAACCCTGCTTTATATTTAAACTATTGTTAACTCCACTCCTCTAACTCCAATTCTTCCCCTACAAACTCAGGGAACTGATTGTAAAATTTTGTCAAGGCTTGTAATTCATTCAAGGCTTCTAGGTAATAGCCTTGACGGTCTTCTTTTCTGGCTGCGGTTTTGATGCGGGTGATTCTGTAGATCATTGATTTGCTCCTTTGTCATTTCCAAAAGCCATAACAGCTTTTACTAAAAACTCGGTTTTCGTTATTAGAATTTCTTCTGCCGCATCCCATCCAATTTGTTCTGGGCTATATTCATCTGGGCGATCAAGCCCTTCTGAATGTAATCCCATCCCGCGACGGAATTTACTTTTTGCGCGGTCTACTAATTTAGTTGGTTGTTCCATTGTTTTACCTCCTGTATTTGGTTTGCTAGAGGGAGGTTTTACCCTCCCGTGTATTTAATATTCGTCTTGGTCAAACTTAGGGCAGTTCATAGCCATGAACTCCGTTAAATCAAACCCTTCCCATTCGCCCGTTAGGTCGTTATCATCTCGGTATTCAATAGGTGCTACTGACCATTCAGAAGATGACAGATACAGCGCGGCAGATTTGTCGCCATTCCACTCAAGGGGAAACCAGATGATGTAAGGATTTTGCTTTGCGCTTAAGAACTTAATCTTAAGAACAGAAAGCTCTTCATAGATTTGAATTAGCTGTTTATACCGCCCATCCGGTAATTCAACTTTTCCTTTTTTGAGTAGGGCATCGTTTAATGCTTGTTCCTGTGGTGTTGAACCTGAAACCGGTAATTCAACTTTTCCTTTTTTGAGTAGGGCATCAACGGGGTGATCCTCCGGTTTGGGATTGGGGCTTAATGCTTGTCTGATTTTCTCAGTAATTTCTAATAATTCCTTAGCTTCTGGCTCAAACATATTAACGGCAGATGCCAGGTGTAGTGCTAATTCAAGAGCTAGTTTAACTTCTTGAGGTGTTGCCATGATATTCTCCTAATTGAATTAAATGATTGACTATAACCGGGTAGGGCTGTAACCTTACTCGGTTAACTTTTATGCCGACCAACTGTTCAAATATTCTTGTTTCATTGTGATTGTTTTTGCCTTGAAATCCAGATAGTCGGGGTCTGGATCTTCTTCATCTTCACTGGATGACCAGAAGTCCGAATCGGTAGCTTTCTGGACTGCGGCTTTAGCTTCTTTGAGGGTTTTAAATCCTTCGACTCCATCCGTATCGGAGTTTTCCCATTCCTCAGAGGAGCAAAATTTCCACAGGTCGTCATCTTTCAGAATCGTTACCGTACAAGTCTTGTTATCGTAAGAGTTGACAGCCCAAGGCTTGACATATTCGGCTTCCCATTCGCCACCGTATTTTGCTTTATGCCATTTAAGTTTGGTTGGCTCGATTTGAGTAGTCATCGGTGTCTCCCTGATTTCAACCTTCTACATTTATAACTGTACCCCAGTTATTTTAAAATGTCAACCCCCTCACTCAACTTTTTTGTAAAGAATTATGTCGCCGGTTGTGATCGCCTCCAAAAATTCAGTCCATGCGGGTTCTGCTGATTCCCGTCTCCAATAACGATAACCCATGCCGATGACGAGGGTTTTTAATTTTTCCCTATCTTCTGGCTTGAGTCTGGCTTTGATTTCTTGTCTGTGTTCGTGGGGCCTCATAAAAAATCCTATGTAACTATTCACCAGTTATAACAGATTATTCACCATCTGGAAATAAATCTGGCAACGACGGGCGGTGGATCGTGGATCTAAAAAGCCGAATCCCTTACAGAATCCGGCTTTTACCACTATCGGAGCGACAGGATTTGAACCTGCGACCCCTACCACCCCAATGTAGTATCGGTATTGTTTAATCCTTATATAGTAGGACTTTTGGGAGTTTGGGAACTTGAGATCCCAATTGTTGATTCCCAATAATCCTTAGCCGCTTCCCACTGTTCAGACGTAGCCGCGCAGTGGACTTGATGCCCAAAGGAATCACCTTTGTGATGTTTGGCGATCGCACCCTCCAAAGATACACAGCTTAATCGGTACAGAGGGATTGGGGATTGGTTTATTAGGATATCCAGGGATTGAATAACACCCAGACCAAAGCCATGAGGGTCGTATTTCAATGTATTGGGAATCTGGGGAGACGCCCCGTCATGTTTCCAGTAGCGAGCGTGTAGCAACATATAATCCTCCTTTGTTTTACCCTTGTATCGTTAACTTTTGCGCGGATTTAAGGCGATCCAACATATAAACCTCCTTAATTAGTAAAGCGTCTGTTTTGGCTCTGTTGATTGCAGCAGGCAACGATACCTGCTTTGTCA